AGGCACGGCTCGTGGTCGCGCTTGAAGTCGCACTCGAGGCCGAGCTTGGCCGTGTCGATGTAGAGCCTGTCCATGTCGCGCTTAGTCCAGCGGCTGAATCCTGCGTCCTCGAACTTCTTAATCTGCTTCGCATCCATCATTTCGGGTTCCTTTCTCCCTTTCCCTTCTTGCTATAGCAAGTATACACCTATAGCACTAGGATGCAAGTAGAAAACTAAAAAATCTTTCGCACAAAAAAGGACATCGCCGTCATTGGCGATGCCATATGTTCCTAC